CCTTTCTCAACAAATGCATTGTTGACGAATGGGTATGCTGGAGATCTACGAGTTGCCTCATAGTACTCTGTTGGGATAGCAATTTGAATACCTAGTCTTGGATAACCGTATCCTTCTGCATCAGAAATGTCCAATGCGAATAGTCTTCCGACTTCGCTTGAATCACTAGAGTTGCTTGGTGCATCCTTTGTTGGGATGAATGGAATTCCATAGACTGAATCTACGTGAATACCTACACCTGTTCCCTTGAATGTTTGAATTCCGTTAACATCAATCTGTACGAGTGCTTCACCGTATGGGTTTGCCACACGAACTGAAGGCATGTATAGACCTTGTATTTCGGAATAGACTTCGTGAGAACCTAGGAATACGCTTGGATCTTTACCAGATGCTTTTCTGATCTTTCTAAGGAAAGTTCTCAGTGTGTCATCAGTAAGGACTCCGTTTGTACCGATAGTTCCACTTGCAGATTCTACAGTTGAATCATATGTAGTTGCTGTATCCCTGTCAATTTTGTTCCAAGGATCATACCAACCATTGTATGAACCACCTAGTGAGTCTTCTTCTGCATCAGCTGAAATAATTCTGTCCAATGACTCAAAGTCATATGTACCAGAGTAATCTGCTGCTGCTCCTGCTGCTTGTGACTCAACATCTGCGAGTAACATTCTGTTAAGGAATTCTTTGTGCTGAACTGCCATATACAATCTCAACGAACCCAATCCACCCCAGATGTCATCTTTGCTATGAGTAGCTAACCACTCCATAACTTCAGATGCACTGAAAGCTAATTGAGCTGTCTTTGGTCGAATATCTACTTCTTCCAAAGTGGGCTTTGCTGTTTCAGCAATCAGACCACCCTCTGCTGTACCACCTAGAACGGTGTTTGCATTGGTTGTGGTCAATGATGGTTTAGCAGTAATTAAACGCCAACCAGATTTGTCCCAAGGATTTTTTGGTAGGATACCAAATGCATTTGCCTCAAGGTTTAGTTGAGCCCATGCATAAGCACCGTATATAGCGTTGAATACACCAGCAGTACTTGTAGTAATGGGTGCATCAGCTTTTCTTACCAGATTTCTATTGTATCCGTAGTAAAGAGCTTCAAGTTCGTCAATAGTTCGTATTTGTACCATTTTAGAACAGCCTCTCCTCATCGGATGGAACATAGTACTTTCCAGCTAGAATGTCTCTTGCGACTTGTGACAATCCCTCATAACCAACTGATCTTGCATCTTTCAAGATTGGTGAAAAGTCCTTTGAAAGTGACTTGTTCACAGTCTCAATAGCTGCATTTGGTCTTGGGGTTTCGGTTGTAAATGCAATTTCTGACTTGTTTACTGGAGTTGCTTTTCCGATAGCACCTTGGATCTCTAGGTCTTTATGACCAGATTCGATCTCTTTTCCATCAGCGTCAAGTTTTGCTTGTTCGCCTTGTGGATATGGTGTTTCTGGAACAGTGACTTTTGCACCAACGCCATCGCCACCTTGTGAGCCTTTTGGACTCAGTTTTAGGTCTGTTGGAGTCTCAAGTGCCTTTACTCTCTCATAAAGTTCGACAATAGTATTGCCGATTGACTTTTGAGTTTCGATAAGGGCTGTTTGTGACTCAACGATGGTATTTAGTTGTTGCATAAACAAGTCGTCAAAAGATTTTTCAACTTCTTCTTTTTTGTCTTCTTCGTCTTCTTCGACTTCAGGCTTTTTAGAATCGTGTTCTTTGACCATGTTGCTATATAAACTTTTTATATGCTTATTTATATAGTTTTATATTTTGCCTAAAGTCAATAAAACTGACTTTAATTTAAGTGTTTTGACCTTAAATTCGGCTATTTTGGCTTCAAAAGATTTGTTTTCCTCTATAATTTTCATATTAAACTTCTTTTGATTTGATGGATTATCTTTTTCAGGCTTTCTACTAGGAGGTACATCACCTCGTATTAATGCCTCAGATTCCTCTTTTAATGGATGTTCTGTCTCTTCTTCAGTTTCATGAGATTTGTACATTTCGAGACCTGCATATCTTTTAGCTTCTTCAAATACTTGTTTACCACCCTCTGTAAGTTCTACTTCGTCTTTTTTCTTACCCTCTTTCTTAAAGATTAAATCTGCCTTTTCTACTTGATGTTTAATGTATCCACAGTATGCTTTTGGATCATCTTTATCTTTATTTGCTGCTACACACGCATCAAAATCAGTATAACCACCAAATGGTTTATTGATATATTCTGCCTTTATCAAATCATCTGTACTTTTTTCAGTATATTCACTAACAGACGTTCCCTCTTCCCACATTTTACATGACCAGTATTGAGGAGTAGTTATATCTTTTGCATTATCACAATCATGTCGTGCTCTAAAGGATGCTCTGCGTTCTGGATCATCACGTTTAATTTCCATGTCTGGATCACCAAATCTCACAATTTTTATATTTCCACTTGATGGATCTTTAACATATACTTTGAATTTTTTCTGACCTTCAGTATCTCTCATTGGTTTGTTTAATTCTACTTGTTTACCATCATGTTCTGCCTTTTCTTTTGGCATGACTGATTCTAATTTTTTATAATATTTTGGATCTTCTGCCAAGTGATCTCTTGCAATTTTCTCTGCGACTCGTTCATCATCAGTGTGTTCCATTTCAACTTTAACACCCTGTTCCAATCGTTTACCTTTCTCATCATCTTCATTTTCCTTATCATCATCACCTTTTTTCATCTGTGTTCTATCTTCTTCAACTCTATCATTTCCATCAATTTTATGAGTGGTGATTTCTTCTTTGACATCTTCTGCCTTACTTACAGTATTTTTTGGAACACAGTTAGGGACTTGTTTACCATCTTTTTCTTTCATACCTACTTGTTCATATCCTTCCCAACATGGTGTGTCTTTCTTATCAATATAACATCCAAATTTAGAACATTTAATAACTAGTTTACCATCTCTCTCTTCACTATTATCTGCAAATGCTTTTGCCACTGGATTATAATCAGTAATTAGAGCAAGTGGAACTGCTGGCTCCCTACATACTGCAACTTCATAGTGTTCTAATTCTTTTAATGCATAGGCAACGCTTCCATCTTTCATTCTCATTGGAGTTCTATTAGTTCTAGTTGCTCCACCAAATGACAGACCTTTATACTCTCCACTCTTTATTTTTTCCCAAATATCATTATCCAATTCATAATTTTTGTAAATCTTTCCAGTAATCTTAATTGCTGGATATTCAGTACCATCATCTGCCTTGTATACAGTCTTGGCATAATTAATACCCTTACCAATAATTCGATTAGAGTGAGTATCACTTATTGGTGCACCTCTATCCATCCATATTGGAAGTACTTTATACAGTTCATCAACAATAGTAATTTCACCCTGCTTATCTTTCATTTCAACTGTCAAATAACCTTCAAAATATCTGTCTTCAGAACTAACAGGTTGAAGACTTTTAGTTACAAGGGTGCTAAAGTTTAGCAAATCTTCCATATAAATGTTATTTTACTGATAGAATATAAATATTTTGATAAAAAAAGAGAAAAGGGACTATTTGTCCAAAACTGCGTGTGCCTTATCAATTCCAAAACCCAATAGGGCATTGGAAACAAAAAGACCAACTAGACCAACATTGTCTGATACACTTTGCAATCCTACAATGTTTACCATGCCAAAGGCAAAGAACACTGAAGATATAAGTGCTGATGTTAGTTTCTTGACAGAATAGTTTCCACCATTTGAGGATTTATATCCTTGAACAGTACTAGCTATTGCACCAAGAGATGCTGCTACTAGAGCAACGATGGTTAATGTTTCACTTACCATGAAAGGGTAGAAATGTGCATCTATATTTAATCTTTACTCAATAAATCACGCACAAGTTCGTCTAATTCAGTTGTACTATCGGGATGATCACGTTTTACTTGACTATCTATGGTTTTTGCCAAAACAATCATTGTTTTTTGTAACATTTCTACTTTTTTACACAAATCATCATGAACTTTTTGCATTTTACGTACATATGCTACAAGACCTCCACCAATAGCCACTAATAATGGTGGAATTACTCTAGAAATAATATCTTCTATAAAAACTTGATCTACCATGTTAAATATAGTGAATGTTTATATTTATATTTTGGTTAATTCACCATTCTTAATCATTTCGAGAAGTAATAATGGTTGATAGAGAATTTTCTCCATCAAATTTATAGCTGCCTGTCCATTATATGAACCACAACTATAGCAAATGTAGAATTTACTTTTACGTTTGTCCATATAACCATATTTTATCCTACCACAGTTTTCACATTCTATTTTACTTGGACTTCTACCCATGCATTTATTAGATGGTGGGGTTTAATATAAATTATGGGTTCGTCAATTTATGTATTTTCAAATATTGATGAATATATTAAGTATTATGGATCAAAAATTGATGAGAAACAACCAATCAATATGTCATGTCTTAAGGTTTTAGATATTTATTTGAAAGATTCCAAAGTATTTTTTATTGTAGATTCCAACAATATGATTGGCAGACCAGATCTTACACGTTCATATGCTATTATTGATCAGACTATGAAAAATAAAATATTTACTGGAGACGAAATTCTTGTAAAACATGGGGATTTGTCATATGATCCAAAGAAAAATCACTTGGAGTTTATGAGTAAGTTTCTTAGAAAACCCAAATTATGGGTTAATGTGGATAGATATTTTGGAGATAAGCCAAAAAAGAAGGAAAAAATCACTGCCATAGTGAGATTTTATGATTTTGAATTAAATAGAATTGTTCTAATTCAGTTCTAACGTTTATTTCCAAGATTGTTTGAGAATATCTGTCTCCAATCCTTACCGTTTTTCTTTCTTTGCCTAACCCAAAACGGATCTACATTGAACATTCCACCCTTTTTATTATAATCCCTAGTTACATTTGCAACTTTGCGATGACATTTATGACATAGACGGGCATTTATTTGTTCCATATTGAATTTATATGTTCCACAAAAATAACAAAGTCCATAATAGACATTTTTAATTGGTACTAGAATGGTTTCCCTACCTCTTTTACCAGCACAGTCACCACAAATGTCAAGAACTAGTGCTGAAACTGCATTATTTCCAAAACAATTAAAACACATTCCCTCCTTATAACTATTAACTCGTGTGTATTCATTTCTTTGATGAATATCTATGATTTTTTTACCTATATCGGTTTGTCCACCGTTAATATTAACTTTCTCTGCCATCTAATTCTTCATCTTCCCACGATCTTATTCCCTGAAACTCGGTTTTTACCAATTCTCTAGCCTGTCTAACTGTCATTCCAGCATATTTTCGCAATTCTTCAACGGTTCGAGTCTTTTTCCAACCATAATCCATAGCTGTTTGTAGAGTTTTCTTGACTATTTCAAAGTTTGTGGGAGTAATACCATCTGGGTAGTTTTTCTGAGATAATGATGTTCCCTTACCACTGGCTGGATGTCCCTGCATCATTCCACCAATATCGGAAGGATTACTAGTTTTTGGTTGACCTTGGAAACTAGTTCTTTCCTCTACTGGAGCTGCAAGTGGTGGTTTTCCACCTTCATCTGCCATCATTTCATTAGTTGTTTCCTTAGATACCTTAAATTCACCACTGTGAGTTCTACTAATACTGAATCCCATCTGTTGTAACTTCATCATATTTTCAATTTCAGTACCCTTAATTTGCAGATCTCTCAATTTATCATTTTCTTCACCTGCAACAAGTTTCAAATCCCAGTCATCTACGCCAAGAAGCTCGGCAATTTTAGTTAGAAATGCTGCATGTAATACATCCTGTCCCCACTTTACTGCTCTATTAGTAATTGTAACTTGCAATCCCTCCTGTGACCAACCACCTACCATTTCTCCATAATACAATGGAAGAACACCATAGACTGCACCAATGATTTGTCTAAGTTCCTTTCTTACTTCAATAAATTGTAATTCTTGTAAAGAGCCAGTAAAGTCAAGCCACTGTGCCATGTTCTTTCCACTCTTTTCAGTTTCAACAAGTAGTGGGTGTATCATGTAGGGGTCTTCCATAGCTTTCTTCTCCAATGCATCCCAAGACTTACGGAAAGTTTCATAGTTTCTAGATCCAATAAGTAATAGACCTCTTGGTGGTCTCATTTTATCAAAGTATTTTCTAACATATTCATCCATGTGTGAAAGTGACATAGCCTTGCTCCAGACAGCATAGATTGGAGAATAACCATATACGAGTGATGGTTTGTATTTACCTGCCTTCCAAATAAGTTCACCCTCACCATAAATTACACGTTTTGGCTGTGGTATGCCAAGAGAGTATACTGCATTAACTTCACAAATTGCCTTCAGTGCCTTTGCACCACATCTTTCACAAGTATCAGTGGTAAGTCGTTTTTCCCTATGCTCAAAGCGTGGGCAAACGTAAATTTTATTACGTTTATCATCATAGCCAATGCGACCATCACTATCTGCAATCATGGCAACTTGAGGTGGGTCTATTCTAAGGAACTCTTTAATTTCTGTCTTTGCATGATCAATTTCACCTGTAGAATCATTAATGAAATAATTCTTAAGAACTAACATGTAGGCGTTATCGGCAATTTCCAAGTCACGTTCCAACTGTCTGCCCAAGTCGTCAATAGTTTGATTGTTACCATTTAGGGGGTGGTGAATTAACTGTTCCAATTTCTTTCTATGTTCTGGTTTCGGTCTTCTCAAATTGGTAGAACCACAGGAATCACATTTGACATCTCCCTCATCTGCTGCCTCTGGAACAAATTTGAATTCCTTACCACATTGTTCACATTTGAACTTGAACTTTTCAATAACTTCAAAACCGTTCTTAAACATCTCTCTATTAATAGTCTCAATGGGAATTCTTAGTGCATCAATGTTATCTGCCAACTCATAAATCATTATGAGTGGAAAGGGAAAAATTGGGAGCTTAGCACCTGTATCGGTACTCATATAGGGCTGAGCCACAGAAGGTCTTATGGTAGTTTCTGTATAGGATTTATTAATGTTGGAGAAGTTTTTGATAATGTTGGTGAAAGTCCCTCTAATACCCATATAACTTTTGCTCTATTCCTTACTAATAAAGTTTGTCAGAATTTGTCAAAATTTGTCAAATTAGCCATGAGTTGGACAATCTGGGTTACGTTCAACTGGAGTACATGGGCATTTTTGATTTTTAACTTGTAATTTTACTTCTTCAACTGTTTCAGTTTCAATTTTATCGAATTTTGATTTATTATCTGCCATATAGCCATAACTATTTTAAGGCATATAAAGATTTAGTAATTGCCTAGTAGTGTGAGTCTGCATACTCTGAGAATTGGGTGGACTGGTGTGACGAGCCAGCTAGGCAAATGTATTTAAATAGGTTTAAATACTACTGGCTATGGTAGAATTAGAGGAAGACGATTATTTAAACATATTAAGATGGTTTGAATATAGATTTGCAAATACAAAGCCAGAAGATATAGCCTCAAAGCAAAAACGAACTTTTTGGAAACTTACATTCCTTGCAGAAGATAAGGCAAAGGCAGACAAACTTGAAAATCAGTGACTATCTTCTACTGGGAATACCTTTCATAACATACATACTAGTCATACTAATTCAGAAAACACTTAAATAGGGTATAAATATAGGCTTAATGGTCGTCAGGGAATACCACCGTATAATTTGGGAGTACGGGGTCAACGGTAACCCTCTTAGACCATTGATTTATATTCTACTACATTTTAATAGAATCATGAATTGTTGTAAGAACGTATGTAGAAGAACATCCATAACTACCAAGGGTTATGGTGGAGATATTAAGAGATGTTCACGTTGTGAAGTCTACTTTGATACTAAGGAATTAAAATGTGCCTGCTGTGGAACTAAATTGAGAATTCACAGTAGATGGCATAGAAAGCCAATGCATTATTACTAACATTTATATGAGGCGAGGTTGTAATATAATCATGCAATACGGACAATATAAGGGAAGAAAATCATATCTCTTTCTAGCAGTAATGTTCATGTGTACTGGATTCCTAATGCCAGTCGGAATATTCATGGGGGTACTATATCTCTATGGTAGATACTTTGGCGAGGGTTATGATAGAAAGGAATATAACTCTGAACATTTGGAGGAATATGCATGACTCTAGGTTGGAGTGTAGTTAGAAAGATAGTTTGTATAGCCTGTGCTAGACCTATCGATGAGCACTCTTTCAAGGAATTGGGAAGATGTCTATTTCGAATTCAGGGAACTTATGTTCATGAGAATTTTAGGAAAAAGAGTGAGAATAGTGAAACTTCAAAAGAACCTAATACTACTGAACCAAGTGAATTGCAAGATAAATGATCAGCATTAATATTAGCGAGGATCAACGTGCGAGGGCTAGGGAAATATCAAATCCAGACAAAGTTTTCAATAAAAACAAGACTGGAAAACGGGCAGGGTATATAGGTGCGTTGGGTGAAATAGTAGTGGCTGACTATTTGGGGATTAAACCACATAATGATAGTGAAATTTGGAACTATGACATGAAATTCAATGATACTCGCATTGAGGTTAAGACTATGAATCTGTATAGAGAGCCACAATCATTTACGGATTGTTGTACTACTACATATTACACGCAGAATTGCGACATGTATGTTTTTGTTGGATTATTGCATGATAAGAGTCGTGCTTGGATTGAAGGGTGCATACCTACTAGTGAGTTTTATAACAGGGCAAAATTTATTAAAGCAGGAACTAGGAGGGAACGTGATGGATTTACATATAACTGGGATAACTGGGTTGTCAGTGTCTCAGATCTATATGATGTTGGGGAGAAACTGAAATGACTCAAAACGTTTGTGTGGCAAAAGAAGTAAATGGGGAACTTGCCTTTCAGGGTCTAGTGAGTGATCCAATTCCCAATAAATGGGATAAGAAAATTATTACATATTGTGTGGCTCGTGGTTCTAATGATATTAAGGATGATAACATTGAGAGGTGGATTATTAACTTGGCTTTTACATCTTGGGGATTGGACTTGGATTTGAAATTCGAGCATGTTAGATTGGATCAAAAGCCAGACTTTGATATTAGATGGGTTACAAAGAAGGAAGACCCATTCTTTACATCAGATTCAATTCTAGCATATTGTGGTTATCCAAAGACTCGATATCAGGGTATTTTACGTTTTAATGATGATGTGATTTGGACTCCAGATGGAAGTTCACTAAGTGCTGAGCAACTTACTGCCCTCACTGGCAGACCTTCTGTTAAGGGTTCTACATATAAAACTTATAATGCAAATCAAACTGCAAGACATG